GTCATAGCTTGACTTAATATCTACTACTACGTCAGTAATAATATCAGGTTCACCAGTTAAATATTTGTTTGTAAACCTTTCTTCATTCTTATACATAAAGCCAAAGTCTAAAACGTCATTACATAAGTCAATACTATGTTGTTCTACTTCGTTACCTTTGTCTGTGTACCTTGACCAAAATTCGTTTTTTATTCCAAATTCGTCTTCAAGTAGTGTCTGCTTTACATAACTTTTTGCAGTTTTACTAAGCACTTCTTTTTTAGAACGTGCGTTAGTCATTATTTTACCAAGTGATGAACATCTTACTAACATAATTCTAAAGTTTTAGTTTGTTTACTACTCAAAGTATATTTGTCTTGCAGTTGCTTTTTAGTGTACTTATTGTTTTGTATAGCGTCTAATGCTTTTAAAAAAGTACCCTCATCAAGCGTTGGTTTTATTTGTTCACCTCCAGCGTCTGTGTCTTTGTCTGTTACTATTCCTAAAAGACTGCTTATAGCATAACGTCTAAAGTAAGTAATTGCTGAACCATATACCTGAAATTCATTCATTCCTTTTAATTGTACACCTTGTGGTATAGCAACACAACTTTCTATTGTGTCACCACTTGATACGTGAAATAAAATAGTACGCAGTTCTGTTCCGTCTAATAGTTGCGTAAAGCCAAGCTTGTGCTTTTTTAATAACGGATTGATAACACTTAAAATAGTTGGTAAGTCAGCGTAAGAATAACCGTACCCTTTTGTTCCTTTGTGGATCACTTGACATTCTTGCTGGAACGCTGCCAAACTTTTATAAATGTTTTCTTTTGGTAAGCACTTATTGTTAGGCGTTGCTTGTTCCTTTTCCATAAGGTCTAAAACCTTGTCTGTTGTTTTACTCATATACTTGTGTTTTATTTGTGTACGTAAAGTTAAGAATTATTTTCTATTTCCTTACATTTTTGTTTAAATTCTTTTATTAGTTGTTTAAGTTCTTCTTTGTCGTGCTTGTGTACTTCTTTACTTCTTTGTTCTAACTTGTTAAATTTTTCAGAACCAATTTTTTTAATTAAATTTTTTTGATAGTTAAACAAGTTACCGTGTAAATGCTGGTTACAAAAAGTACACTGTGAATGAATATTTCTTAAATCAAACCTTACTGAACCGTGACCACCAGCACTAAAAAAATGACCAGCGTCATACTTACCTACTAATGGTGTACCACAACTTACACAACCTTTATCTTTGTCACGTAGTCTTACAAATTTGTTTACCCATTTTTGAGCTTCTTTTACGTAGTCACTTGTGGTTTTTAGTTCTTCTTTCATTCGTCTTTTTTTCTTTTTCCATTGAACTTGTTTAGCTTTCTTAATCCATTCTTCTACACATTCTGTTTTATCTGTACAATACTTTTGATTAAAGTGTAAAGGTTCAAACTTTTCTTTGCATTTTTTACAACGTGGCATAATTAAAATATTTTAGTTTGTACATTTGGTTTATATTCACATTTATAATTTTTGTTTTTTTCTTTTGGATAATTTTCTATTTTATAATTTAATTGACTTAACCATTTTTTTTTTAGTTTTTTATTTGCATTAAAATAAACGTATCTATTTTTACTTGTTCTTAATTTTCTGTTTTTTGTATAATCTATTTTTTTATCATAATGTCTTGAATGTTTTCCGTCTTCAGTATTTATATCAGTCCTTTCTTTTGTACAACCAGTATAAATAAAATTTGTCGCTTGGTAAATATAACCATTATGGTTTTGACCTTTGTCTGCATAACTTACTATAATGCAATTAGGCAACATTTTTATACATTTAGAAACAAAAAAAGATAAAGAATTTTTTTTTAAATCATTATTAGTAATTAATCTATTTAATTCAATTACATATTTTGAATTTTCTAAACCACAAATTCCATTACATAAATATTGACTTGCTGGTTTACCAAAAGTGCAAACGCCAACTAAACTTTTCTTTGCATTTTTTACAACGTGGCATTTTCTAAAAGGTTTTTATTAGTTTTTTTTAATTCGTTTACTTCTGCTTTTAACTCTAAAAGCATAATATTGTTTCGGTACAAGTCACCACTTAATGACATACATTTTAAATCTAACCTATTAAAAACAAGTAAAGCTTCGCCAAGTTCTATTAAACTATCACGTTGGTTTTCTATTAGTTCTTTTTTGTGTGGTGTTTTCTTTTCCAGGTCTTCAAGTGCTAATTTTGCTCTATGGTAAACTTTGTTTAATCCTACTTTAGCTTTTATTACTTCTATCATTATATTCGTGTTTGTGTTGTTTGTAGTCTATATTTTTTTAAGTTGTCTACACCTTGCATTGTAAACCCTAAACCATTGTTGTAAGAAAATAATAAAGGTTCGTTTAAATTTGTTAGTTGTCCACCAGTTTCTTTATCTTTTATTTTTTCAACCGTTATCATAGTTTCAAATTTCATAACTGGGTGTGCTACTAATCTGTGAATAGTTATCATATTATCGGTGCGATTCAAAAAACTCTTTCCTCCTTCAATCGAAGCTTTTAATGGTGCTTTTAAGTGTCCAGCCCATTCGTGACTATCTGCATATAAATTTCCAGCTCGACCACTTTCACTATTTGGGTGTGAACTTATAAATAAACTTTTTTTTGTTTGATTGCAAAAAACCCTACTTTGATTCAAGAACTCATAATTTGCATTGTGACTTATTTCACGATTTAAACCAGTAAATGGATCAATAAAGCAAACATCACATTTTACACTATCAAAAATATTAAATAGTTCTTGTGGTGTATATAGCTTTTTATTATCTACAAAAGTGAAATATTGGTTTAAGTGATTGTAAGCACTTTGTATAGTTTTTAGGTGTATTTGTTTAAATGGTTTTCCTACATACATTTGTATCATATCACGTAGTATTTGACCACTTGTATTTTCACCACTCCAAATACAGAACGTCTTATCATTTATAAGTGCTTGTGATAGCATATAGTAAACAAACCAAAATGTTTTTCCAACATTATCGTGTCCTAAAATTATTGTTATTTCGCCTTTTTTTAGTCTAAAGTAATTATCTAAATTATTACCTATTCCAATACCTGGTTTTATTTTTCCTTCTTTATAGTTTTGTAAATATTCAAATTCACTTCCTTGTGTTACCAGCATTTAGTTGTGTTTTTATGTGGTTTAATAAATGGTCATCTTTACTTGTATTCGTGTTTTCCTTAGCTAACCAATTTCTTGCAGTCAAATATAAGCTTTTATATTTTTTGTTATTAGCAAAGTTTTCAATAGCGTCTAAAACACGGTCTATTTGTTCTTTAGTATATAATTTATTTAGCTTGTTAAATTCATCAATAGACAAACTTAAATGGTTAAACTTCCTATATATATTTATTACATTAACATTAACATTTACATTATCAGCTAATTTTGCTACCTTTTGTTTAGCATTGGTAGCTTTTGCTAAACCACCTAAACGACCAGCTTCAGCACGTTTTGTTTTTGTACTTTGCCACCTATCTAAATCACGCTTTAATTGTTGTTTAATAGGTTCAAAAGCAATTTCAAGAAGTACATCACTTGTTGTTGGTTCTTCGTCATTAACGTAGCTTAAAATGTGCTTAAACAACTTACCAGCGTATTCATCAGTTAGCTTGTTTACAGTTGTATTTATGTCAGCGTATAAAATAAAACCTTTTTTGTTTTTCATATTTCAGTAGTATTTAGATTGTTTATTTTATCTATCATACTATCAAGCTTTTCTTGTACGTTCTTAATATCATTAATAATGAATTTTTGACGTAGTTCTATTGTTTCACCATTTAAATAAGCACGTAGTTTTTCCGTGTTTTTAACGTAGCTAACTTTTTTAGTTTCTTCTTGTATTTTGTTCTTACGTACACCATTTAAAACGTTTACGTGGTTACGATTAAAAAACTTTCCTATTTCAGCTAACTTATAACCATTTTTGTATAAGTAACTATAAAATAAAAAACGTGGGTCTACATTTTCTGCTCGTCTTGTACGTTCACCTAAATTGAAATATTTAATGATTTCCTTTACTTTTTGTTCTTTTAACTTTTCCATAAGTATTTACTTGTATTTGTTTTTTAGTAATTAATTGTATTTTATTTTTTCGTGTTTTAAAAAGTTCTTGATCCACAAAACTAATTCTTTTTTTTGTAGTATGAAGGTGACTTTATTTTATAAATGGCGTGTCTATTATCGACTTCTTGGTTTCGTATCTTTTCAGACCAAACTTCAAACCAATGTTCAAAAGTATCTTCTTTTTGAACTCCTAAAAGTTTTATTGACTTAATTGTACTTTTGTGCCTATCTAATTTTTTAAGTGCTTCGTGTTGTGATTCTGCTGGTACTAAAGTATATATAGTTCGCCAGGTTTTAGTGTGGTCACGTTCACGGTGTGTTATCTTGTATACGTTCATAGTTTTAATTTTTCTATAATTTTTTCTAAACATTTCACTACTATACTATTTCCAGCTTGTTTGTATGCTTGACTATCAGAACAAGACCAAGTAAAAGTTTCTGGAAAATCCATTAGTCTAAAACATTCTCTTGGTGTTAGTCTTCTAATTGTATCTTGTTTTAAAGTTGCTTGGTTACTAATACATTCTAAAGATTGTGCTATTTGTTTACCTACTCGACCTCTTCTTGTTTCACTATGTAGTCTTGTAAAGTTTATACTATCACCTTCAGTAGCTTCTTCGTAACCTTTACTATTAGCACTTTTAATTTTTATGCTTTGACTATTATTTGTATTTAATAGCATTTCATTTACTTTTTTTTCATCTAAAAAATACTTTTTATCTACTTCCTTTTCTAATACGTCTTTAAGTTTTTTTGTCAATGGTTCGTCTTTTGGAAATTGGAAAACATTTTCTTTATCGTCTTTTATTCCTACTATAAAAACACGTTCCCTATTTTGTGGTACATTTAAGTTTTTTGAATTTATAACCTTATAATAAATGTGATAAGGTACTGCGTGTTCATCAGCAAATAAAACTGGTAAACCATTAATACTTTTACCACCTAAAAAATTTAACCATTCTTGAAAAGTCTTACCGTTGTCGTGTGATAATAAACCCCTAACATTTTCAAATATAAAAAAGCGTGGTTTGTTTTTTTGTATAAATTCGTGACTATTAAAAAATAATATTCCACGTTTATCTTCTTTTCCAAGTCTGCTACCAGCTTGACTAAAAGCTTGACAAGGGGGTGAAGTCATATACAAGTCTAATGGATCGTTTGGTATTTTTCTTTCGTAAACGTCAGTTGGATAGTAAGAAGGTTCACCATAGTTTTCTATGTATGTTTCTCTTGCGTACTTATCCATATCACAAGCAAATATTGTTTCGTGTTTTATTCCTAACCTGGAAAGTGCTTGGTCAAAAGCACCTACACCACTAAAATCACTCCCTACTTTTATCATAATTTGTTTTGTATTTCTATCTTTATACATCATAATTTCGCCAGTCTAATTCTACTTTTTTTAAAATTGCTTTATTTGTTATATCAATAGTTTGATTTGTTTCAATTTGCTTTATTTTTATAGATTCATTATTAATTTCTATAACTTTAAAAGTTTCAAATCTATTAAACGTGTTGTGATTAATCCAAACTAAATCATTTTTTTTTAACTTCATTTTTCTTTTGCTTTTAAGTATTCTAAATATAGTTTTTGATTGAACGTACCCCTATGTTCACGCTCCCAATAGAATTTGTAAATATATAAATTCCTTAATTCTTCAATAAATTGTGTGTAATTTTTCATAGTGTAATTTTTAAAACATATCATTTGAATATTCATTGTAACAACTTTTGCTACAAAACCAACCGTTAAGTTCAAGGTCTATTTCTTCACCACAATTTTTACAAGTGTTTACTTCTACTGGTTGTGTGTATTTCATTATTACGCCACCTTTGTAAGCAAGGTTATATTCTTGCATTAGCATATCTGCTTCTTCTTTGTTATCTACTTCGTCAATAACTTCTTTTTTAAAATAAAATTTATACATAATTTTTCGTGTTTTTATAGTAAATAAAAAAAGGCACTTTTTATAGTGCCTTGTATTACTATGCAAAAGGTTTCATTAATTTAACTAATTCTTTTAATCTTTTTTCGATTTTATTATTAGATTTATTTTGGTGTTTTAATTCAAGTAATTCTGATAATTCTTTACTTAATTTGCAATATGTTTTGTAGTCCATTTTTTTGTGTTTTAAATTATTATTAATTATTTATACATACAAAACTAATAAAAAGTTACAATTATTTACAATTTATTAAAAAAAAGTTTATAAGTATGTATTTAGATAATAAAAAAAGATAGAAAGTTAAAAATATTACATAAAAAAATTATGCTCTACAACCCTTATAAAATAAAGGTTTCTTCACTTCTCTAATTTTAGGGGGTAACATACCACAGAAACGCTAAAGTGTCTTAAATCGCTTAAAAATGTACTTAAATCGCATTTAGCTAAATACTAAAAAAAGGCGCTATTTCTAACACCTTTTAACACTAATTAATA